CTAGGTAGTATATAGATGCTAGAAGTTTCCCTGTCTTCTAACAATGCCCTATTTAACATTTCCTCATAATTAGTTTTTAGTAATGCAATTCTACCTGCTTCTACAAGAGGACGTTTAAGTGACATATAGTATGCTAGTCCCATTGTAAGACATGGCAGAAACCTTTTAGGTAAGTCTGCATTTTGAATAGCAGATTTATTTACATCTTGTAATTCTTTAACAATTTCTAATTTAATAACATCTGTAGAGTTTTCTGGTAGAGGCCATACAGAAAGAACAGGATTATCCCTGCCCCGTCTAATTGTATATTGATTTGGTTTACCTGTTTGTGTCTTATTAGGAATAAGCATAAACTCTTCAGGTGTTATTCTTGTTAGCTTAACATCTGTATCACTTCTACCTATAACAACCTCAAGAGCATTAATTGTGCTACTATCAAGGCTATAGGAAGTTGTAG